CACCTCCTCGGTGGAAACGACCTTGCCTTGCAACTGCGTGAATCTTTCAGCGAGCAATTCAAGCATAGGGATACCCGCCTCGGTGAACTGACGGATTTCTGCCGCGCGCAGATACGAGGCTGCTTTGACTTGACCATAAGCGAGCACGAGGCGCGACATATCCACACCCAAGCCGACTGATACGTCTGCGAGGCGCTTGGTGGTGTCAAACAGCTTGTCGGTTTCAATACGATACGCAGCCACTTGCTTGGTGTATGTCACCAAGTCCATGATTTTCAACGGCGATTTCAGCGCAAATGACTTGATTTCGCCAAAGAGCTGGTTGGCACGTTGCTGGTCAGCGATGATTGCGCCCAATGCCACTCGTTGCAGCTCAAATTGCGCGGTAACTTCACGCACTTTGTCAAGGAATCCTTTGATGTATGCCAACGAGGCGTAAACGGCGATACGCTTTATCAGTCGGTCAATATAGCCTGTCTGTGCGCGCCATTCACGGTTTACGTGGTTAATCTGTTCGGCGTATTCTTTGGCTTTCTCTTTTGCCGTAGTTGTCAGCTCCTTGACCCTTTCTGTGGCGTGTTCCAGTTCCTCGGTCAATCGCTTAACGGTTGCCGCAGTATTGTTGAAGGCTCTGCTGCCCACCGTACTTTCTTGCAGCTCTTTCTTGTAGAGCTTGAGTTTTGCCGTGAGGTTGGCAATGGTGTTCTCTGACAGTGCCATGATACGCGCACGTTCGGCTTGCGCATCTCTCGCCTTTTTGGTTTCGCGCGCCTCCATCTCCGAAGTGCGCTTGATGTCTGCGGCTATCCTTGAGAGGGATTGTCCGTAGGTGTCCAAACCGACTCTGAGCTGGTTGAACTGCGACACAAGTTTTTGGGCTTGCGCAGTGAGTTTGCCGTCTGAGTCAAACTTGGCTTTGGTTGGCAATGCCGCCCATGCGTCCTCAAGCTCTTTCAGAGCGTCTTTTACGGTTCTAATGCTGGAGCGCGTGTCGTCAACGGGGATTGCCGACCTCAGTGCCTCAGCATTGGTTTTGATATGGTCAACGGTGCTGTTAAATGCGTTCTCGAACTCCACAAACGCATCTGTGGCGAAATGTGGTGTGATAGTCAGCGGCTTGTCGTCAATGGTCTTTTGTAACCGTCTGAGGACTGCCTCCGCATCTTTCGACGCATCTCTTACCGCACTTTCCAAATCAAACCCTACGGGTACTATCATTCTTGATGTGGGCATATCGTATCTTTTATTTGTTAGTTATTCCTTTGGGGTGCTCGCTGCCGCCATGACCGGCATCATCTAACCCCATCGCGATTCTCTGCATCTCCTCGGCGCTCACATCGGTGCGCGTCTGCGAATCGCCCAACTTTGTGTTGAATCCGAAACGCGCCATGATGTTCGCCATTTCAGCATTTGTCCTCGCTTTTTGCGGTGCTGCTTTCGGCTTGAAATGCTTGTAGTCGTAGTCGTAATAGCCTTTGTCTATCAGCATCATTGTGGTCTTGTCTGCCGAATCCACGTACCAATACCTAAACCACGACCAAAAGTTGTAGTTGCCGTAAAGCGACTTTATTTTTTCGTTAATCGTACTGGCTTCGAAGAACGCGGCGACTTGCTGTCCGTCTTTGTCTTTGAATCGGTTTCGCTCGTCTGTGTAGCATCCTCCTCGGTCATCCGTTCCGCACTCTCCTCGCGCTTTTTCGTCTGCTCGATGCCGTCGCCAACTAACTTCGTAGAGAGCACGAGTAGACCTTTTATAATCTGAAAGTTGGCGTAGAAAAAATTTATGTCCTTGTCGTTAATGCCTGCATTGTTGATTTTGAACACGTGCTCGTTAAGGCGTAAGTCAAGCAAACGCCACTTGATGGCGAAAAGGAATGGTACAAACAGCGCCCAGTTGCCTAAAAGGTAGTACGCGGCTATCTTGGCGTTGACCGAACGCAGCCGATTGTTAACACGCCTTATTTGCCGCAGCGTCAGTTCCTTCTTTGCCTCGCGCTCCCAAAACAGCGCCTCCTTACTCAGGTTGTCAATGCGCGTTCTGACACGGTTGCTTACTCGCTTGATTTTGTAGACCTTCTTGCCGACAGCTACAACGCTGGGGGCTTCGGTCATGATTTTGCGCTCGCCTTCGAGTATTTTTTCTACTTCGTTTGCCATTTTCGTTTTCTTTTCGTTTGGAGTTACTAAAAGGGGCGGCGGGTTATTGCCGCCGCCCCTATCTTAGAGTGTGCGTGTTTTACTCGTCTGTGTCGGTTTCGTACTTGGGCTTGCCTTTCCAAGTCATGCAAGTACCCAGTGTAGCGGTGTCGAGATACTCGGCGGTTGCAGAGATGTGAACGCGCCACAGCTTGCTGTCGAGGTTGAGGTTGCCGATAATCTTAGCCTTCGGGAAGAGGATTACGCGGTTAGCCTCATCGTTGATAACAGCGATGGGTCGAGTGATGACGGGAAGCTCAGTACCGAACTTGATAAGCTCCTTGATGTCGGTGAATGTGGTGGAGGTAACATCGCCTGTGACATCAGTGGCTTTCAGGAACGTTTTCATGATAGCCGTAGAGGTCGAGGCAATGTCACAAGAGAAGGCGTATGTGCCCGAAGTGGGGTTGATGACAATGACATCGCCCTGCTCGTCCTTGATTGAATCAAGCGAGGGTTCGTCACCATCCCAAGAGGTTGAATCCTCAACAATCTGACCGAGGGACTCGCCCGAAGCAGTAACGGTGGCGAATGTCGCGGTGTTGTAGTCGGAAACCTCATCAAAAATCACGATGTCGGACTGACCGTTAAACAGCTCAGTCACCTTTGCGTTTTTAATTCCAGCCATAATATATTAGGTGTTTGAGGGTTATTGTTTTACATTGAGGTGCGCCACGCTATGTTTATGAGGGTCGCGGCATACCCTGTGGTTAAATTGACGGTGGGGGGCGTAATTACGCTGTATTGGTTGTACTCAAAGAAGTAACCGTCTACGGCGTGATTTATAACCTTTGCCTCGACTTGGTTGAGTATGGCGTTTATACGCTTGATGTTGGCTGTGTCGTTGTCGTAGGACTTGACGTAAATACCAACTGCCAAGTAACCGCTATACACTCCCATTGGCTTCGTCAGGGATTGAACATTCCCGTTAAATAGGGCTTCGATATATTCATCGCCCAAGCCGTTAGTAGGTCTTTCCGCTTGCGAGTAGGCGCGAATCGTATGCTGTTTCGTTGCAGACGTTTGCACCGTTACTTGTTTGTCAAGCAATGTAGCCAATACTTTGTCGGGTCGTATGTCGCTAAGTGCCATAGTTGAATCCAATAGGTATAGTTGAGGATGGGGTTATTTTACTGAATATCTCTTGCAGTATTTCGTCTTTGGTCTTTTGGAAAAAGCCTTGACCTCTGCCCAACGGCGAACCGCTGTCGTCTACGTGATAGGCGTAGGGTACGGCACAGATTAAAACTATCCAAATGCCTGTGGTAAACTCCGTTTGCGAGTCTTGAATGGTGCGCATCAGGTACTCGTGACCATCAATGTCGCGCTCGTTTTGACCGCCGATGTTCGTGCGCTGCTTCTGCGTTGCCACCTTTGTAGGCATATACGCGGCAAGTGTGCCGTTTGCGTATATCGCAACGCCGGTCGCGTCACGCATATTTCCCGAATCTACGGGGAAGTCCATCGAACCATCAGGCATCACGAAGTTGTTGTCCACAAAGTCCACCATGTCTTGGGCTATGCCTTCGAGGATGCGTATCAAATCGGGTTCTAACACCCCTCTGATATGCTGTGTCAACGCTGCCTTGAGTACGTCAAGGTTATGCGGTAGCCACTTCTTATATCCTACTTGTACGGGCATGGTTAACTATTGTTTTCCGAGTCCTCCACGTCCGTGTCTGACGTATTTGCGGAGTCTTTGCTGCGTCTGATTTCAATTTCGGTACATTCAATCCCCGAACGCGGCATAACGATGTCACGAGGGTCTTTGACAACGCCTTTGCGCACACGTCCTTTCTTGGTCACAACCTTGATACTATCGCCTTGTTCAATCAGCACATCGTTAGTCGGCAAGTACACAACATCATTATGTGTCACATTCGACAATGATGTCTGACCGCCACCTTGGAAGTTGCACACATCATCATATACAGGCTCAACTATGGGCTCGCCATATTCGTCTGTTTCGCCTGTGGAGCGAGTGATTGTGCAATGGTCGTTAAACTTGGTTAATCGTATCATAAACTAACTAAAAACATCACGGGTTAAACTTCGTGCAGGTTGTTACAATTCAAGGTCTGTGTAACGTAGGGCAGTCGCGTCAAAAGCTCCCTCGCTGTCCGTAGAATCCTCTTCAACGTCAAACCCATGCTTATGGCGCAATGCGTCTGCAAGTTCTTTGAAGCGTTTTCTATCGTCCTTGGTCAGCGTAATGCCGCTCAGCGTGGTCTGAACGTTACCGAACTTTTCGCTGTATCCACCGCCTGAACATATCCCTAATACGGAGTAGTAAACGGTAGAGGCTGCATAGTCGAGTCGCGCTTGGTAGTTTTCGTCAAACTCCTCCGCATCGTCAATGTCCTCTGACAGATTCAGTGCGGCAAGCCCCACCTCTTTAGGGGAGCGCGCGGCGCGCATATACACTTTGTCAAAATCAGGCACGGAGCTAAGTCCGATGACCAAACTTTGTAAGTATTCTTCTACCGTCATACTACTGCATATTTGGGGTTAATGTTAGTCTTGGGATACTTGGGCGGTTTCGGTCTTGCCTTTGATGTTGTAGTAGAACAGCTTCTTGGGCATGGTCGGAACAGCGAGCACTGTAAGCTCGGATACCCATGTCTGAGTACGAGTTTCGGCGTTGTAACGATACTCGATGATACCACGGTTGCCGAAGATGCCTGCGGAAATGGCAGAGCCATCGGGGCGGAGAGGGGTAACATTGAAAATCTTACCGATAGTGCCGGTGGGGCGAACGAGGATTACGCCGTCATTGAAGGTGTCGAGCTTAGCGGTGTCGAAACGCTTGGTGACGGTATTCAGGCGGTCAACGCCGACGATGGTGGTGTCAACGATGAGTTGGTCAGCACCAATAGCGGCGACAAACCAGTTCTTGACAAATTCGTCAGAGTTGGAGAGCAGCTTGTCACGACCGATAGCAATAGCGGCAGCGTCAGCCTTGTCGGTGTTATTGCTGCGCGCGGTGATGGTCAGCTTCCAGTCGTCACCATAGCCGATACGACGCAGTACCTTCGGGTGCTCAATCAGAGTGAACAGGGTGCTGGCGTTAAGCTCTACACATACGTTGCGATAGCCACGATAGGGGTCGAGCTTGATGGAGCGAATCTTCTTTTTGAGGATTTCGATGGGGTCTACATCCTCAACATAGGTTACGTTGCCTTCGTCGTCAACGGTGTACCAGTCTTGGTCAACTACGTTTTCGGCAGGTACGTTAGCCTTGAAGTCTACACCAACAATACCACCTGCGTTGTTTTCGTCGGTGAGCGACAGCATACGATTAGACTTCATCTGACCTACTTGGTAGGACAGCGAAGCGTTGTGAGAGTCGGGAATTTCCGAGAGGGTGTCGAACAGGTTGCGAGCGAGGTACTCACGAACGCTGTTGTAGGGAGAGTCACCACGCAGACGAGCTACGGCATCAGCGTTTTGCAGTGCAATCATCTGCTTGCGGTAGTCGTTTTCGCCTTGTACAATCTTGCGGCGCTGGCGAGGAATTGAGCCGGTGAGCTTTTTCAGTTCTACGTTCTTACCACGTGCCAAAGGTTCTGAACCGAGGTCAACGTAGTTTGCCATTGCGCGGATGTGCCCTTCTGCTTCAAGGAACTCGTAGGTGAAGTCAAGTTGAGCGTCTGCCCATTCAAAGCCTTCGGTGTTGAGTTCCATGGTTTCACGACCTTGAAGTGCGGTTTCGTACCACAGCTCAAAGTTTTTGTTGGAACGAATACCCAGCGTTTCGAGGATATTGTCCAGTCCATAAAATCTTGCGTCCATAGGTTATGCCTCCTTTACAAAAAGAATACGACCTGCGAGGTTCTTCTTCTGGGTTTCGGTTAATGTTGCTTCACTTCGCGATTCGAGGAAACGACCGCGAGTAACAATGGTCAGAGTGACGAACTTGTTACCCATAACGGCATCCTCATGCGTCAGCCCGGTCGGAGATGTGCCTCCGATGGTGGGCTCGCCGCCTACCTTGGTCATGGTCACGGCTGTGCCTGCGGGAATCTTAGTACCCTCGGGATATGTATCGGATACTGCGAGCACGGCACCAACAGGATAAAATTCCTCCACAGAGTCCCAGACGTTAATTCGCTCGGCACCTACGGGGTCAAATTCCTTCTCGGTAAATGAGTTTCCGTAATTTTTCATAATGAGTTAAAATTTAAACTTTTGGTTCGTTTTCAGTTGTGGGGATTCGACCCGACTGCTCGTATGCCTTCTTGAAGAAGTTGGCATCGAACGTGTCCTCGCCACTGCCATTGCCCTCGAAAGGTTTGGAGGTGTCCACACCGATTCTTGCAACAGTCTTGTTGAAGTAGCCGAGTGCTTTCTGACTGAGTTCTTCCGCTGTCATTTTATTGCCGCTAAGATTGTTTTCGGTAGAAGCGCGGTCAAAGGCATCCTCGGCGTAGTCTTTGTACTTCTTAACGTACTCGTTAGCATTAAACAGCGATTGTGCGGTTGCATTGACCGCCTTTATCTTGTCGGTGGTTTCCATTGCCGTGAGTCGCTCCGTCAGTGGTGTTACTGCGTCTGCAACAGCCTTTGCGATAATTGCCGAAATGTCAGGTGTCGGTGCTGGCTGTGGTGCGGGAGCGGGGGTAGGCTCAGGCTGCGGTTGGGGCTGTGGGGTCGGCTTGAGCTGTGCTTCCAAATCCTTAATTCTCTGTGAAAGAGAGTTCCGAACTCGGTCAGTTTCGCTCTGGTACATTTTGAGCATCGGTTCAGCGCTCGCCACAAATGTGGGAATCTGTTCCTCGCTCGTGATGAAAGTTTCAACGGCAGAGGCTACCCTTTCAAATACCTCATCGCTTAGCCCAAGTTTGGATTTCCACCCTTGTATTAGTGCTGCCAAAAGTTTTTGTTTCATATATATAGTGGTTAGTTAAATAGGTTGCTTAAAAACAAGAGCCGACTATGGTTTACATAATCGGCTCTGTGGCTCTATCAACACGTTGTAAGAAAGAGAGAATCAATCAAATTATTGTCGACCATCGGCTTGTGCGACCGGTCTTGTATCAATGTTGGCTGCGGTGATTGTGACACGTATTTCACTGCCACAACTCTTGCACCATAGTCGGATAGTCCCTTCTGCATCCTCGGTTATACCTAACAGTTTCGGCTTGCGACCATGCTTGATACATTCCGAACAAAATATCTTCCGTTCTTTCATGCCGCAAATATAATTATTTAAAGTTATACTTCAAAAAAAAATTGTAACTTTGTGCAAAATAATTTCTTATGCACTTTGAAATAGTAAACAAACAGCTGGTTTTCCCCTACGAAATACCACCTTTTGCCGACCGCAAACTACCAACGGTCAAAGATAAGGGTTGGACTAAGGTGGGCGAATTTGAGCTACGCAAGGACATAGACTATATTCCGCAAGTGGGATTGCAGGAACAGTTATGCTCATGCGATTGCAACCTCGTGTTTATTTGCGGTCAAGCTACTTCGGGCAAGACTTTCGCCATGTTGCTCAATGTCCTTGAAGGCATGGACTATTACGGATACACGGCGCGTTTGATTTCAGTGCGCTTGCAAGATAGCAAGAAGGGTTCG